CAACAAATCAGTTGCACAAAACAACTCACTGTGTGAACGTTGCTGAATAAAATCACCAAAAAACTCACGTTTCATAATTACTTCTGTTTTCATAATTAACAACCTTTAGATAGTTATAAAAGAGCGTAGATTATGACATATATTATTATGAAAATCTATTATTATTTTTAATAAGAAAATTATTGTTATTTATGCAAACAGCCAACGAACAATTACGCGACAAAACAATTGCACACGAAATCCTACTTAATCGCTATTATTCCAACACAACTAAAAAAGTAATGGAGTTATTGCGCGAGGTTGAAAAGGATTTAGAAAAAACAATCAAGTTAAACATCGAAAATTGGACTGGTACAGCCACATCAATTAAGCGGCTTGATTCTCAACTTGAATCTGTTAAAACAATCATTAGTGAAGGTTACGACTTAATGGGGCGTGACTTATTGCAAGAAATGAAAGACGCTGCTATTTACGAACAGGAATGGCAACATAAAACCATTACATCGGCTGTGCCTATTGAATTAAATCTAACAATGGCTGCACCTGTGACATTATTTGCGGCAATCGAAGACACGCCTTTTCAGGGTAAGTTACTCAAGGAATGGATTGATAAGCTAGACCAAGAATCGTTTAATTCAATTCAATCAGCGGTTAGAATGGGATTAGTTGAAGGTCAAAGCTATAGCGATATAACACGGCGCATTATTGGCACAAAAGCACTGCAATATAGCGATGGCGTTATGCACCTAAACAGAACCAAAACACAGGCTTTAGTATCAACCGCCGTTGCACACTCAACTAATGCCGCGCGTGACGAGTTTTACAAGGCGAATGATGATTTAGTTAAATCGGTTCAATTTGTGGCAACATTGGATATGAGAACCACGCCGATATGCAGATCAAAAGATGGTCAAGTTTATCCGCTTGATGCTTATCCACGCCCACCATTGCATTTTAGATGCCGTAGTGTTGTTACGGCTGTTTTGAAATCATGGAAGGAATTAGGCTTAAAAGAACCAACGGCAGGAACACGCGCATCAATGGATGGTCAAGTAGCTGAAACAGAAACATATCAAACATGGTTAGCTAAAAAATCACCTGAATTTCAAGATGATGTATTAGGCAAAGCACGCGGTGAAATGTTTCGAAATGGCACAACGCTTGACAGGTTTGTTGATGATAGTGGCAAGCAATACACGCTTGAACAATTAAAGAAAATTGAGAAATAAAAAAGCCCGCGTTATGCGGGCTTTGCTGAATCAATTAGCTTTGAAATCGTTTGACTTATGCCGCCTTGTTGTTTCAACCATTCCAACTGTGACGGCTTTAAGCAGATTTGAGCGCGAACCACGCGCTCGCTGGTATCACCAAGTTTTTTACGTCCTTTCATATTTACTCCAGTTTGCCCCGCTTGTTAGGCGGGGCGAGTTGTTTTATTTATTTTTACGCCATGAACTCATGTTTGTATCCATCCATTTTAACGCGCCTTTTTCTGTTTTAAATTCTTTGCTTTTTGTGTATGTCATTGCAGTGAATGTTCCATCATTATTTTTAAAAACTCCGATTGATGCTGATTCATTGTTTCCTAAGTCTTTTGTGTAATTCATTTTCTTATCCTCTTAATTGCGGTTCAAATTTAAACCGTGATTAAATTATACACAATATATTTTAATTGTACACACTTTTTTTTATTTATTTTTTAATAGATAATCCGCGCATCTAAACAACGCCATTGGTTAGATTCCTAAATTGGTAAAATCCTATGATTGCAAACACGGATTAAAAAGTAATTGCAGAGTTCGAGCCGCGATTAAGTTACGCGGCATTAAACTTTATAGGCAGAGCCTAAAACAATCCAGAGGATTAAAAGATGACAGATAAAACATATACACAAGAAGAATTAGATTCGGCGATTGAAGACGCAACGCAGCCACTAATTAAAAAGCGTGATGAATTACTTAAAGAAGTAAAAGTAGCACGCAAAAACCTTGAAAACGTTGGTGACGTTGAAAAGTTACACGAACGCATTGAAGCACTCGAAACAGAGCGCGACACGCTAGTAAAGCAAACAAAAGAAACCACTAAGCAATTAGAAGCCGTTGCAAAGCAATTAGAAAGTGAATCAGGTTTTACTTCAAAGTTGCTTTTAGACAACGGATTGACTGACGCATTAGTGAAAGCTGGCATTAAAAAAGAATTGCTACCAGCGGCAAAGGCTTTGTTTTCACAACAAGCAAAAGTAATCGCAGACGGTGAAAGTCGCAAGGCTGTTATTGGTGACAAAGAACTAAGCGCATTCGTAACTGAATGGTCAGCTAGTGACGAAGGAAAACATTTCGTATCTGCCCCTGCAAATGGTGGTGGTGGTGCTGATGGTAGTAAATCAACGCCGCAAGGTGATAAAATAGTGAATCGTTCAACATGGGATACAATGTCACACGTTGAAAGGTCACAATTTGCAACAAGTGGCGGTAAAGTTACAGATTAAAACCCTGTATGTGTTACCGCTTTAAAATTTAATCTTTAAATAGGTAACACAACATGGCAAACACGCTTAATAATCTAGCTGCTGACATCTACAAAGCGGCTGACATCGTAGGTCGGGAATTAGTTGGTTTTATTCCGTCTGCAACCATCAATGGTGACGCAACGACTCGCGCTGCAAAGGGCGATACAATCCGCTCACACTTCACACGCACGCCAACGGTTAATACATCGTTTGCGCCTTCTATGACAATTCCAGAAGGTACTGACCAAACAGTCGATAACAAAACCATGACGATTGACACTTACGCAAGTGTTCAAATTCCGTGGACTGGCGAAGAAATCAAACACGTCAATAATGGATCAGGTTTTGAAACCATTTACGGTGACCAAATCAAGCAAGCAATCCGCGCATTGTGCAATAAAATCGAAGTTGATTTATTTACAGCAACTTATAAAGGTGCATCTCGCGCCGTTGGTTCTGCTGGTACAACGCCATTTGGTTCAAACTTTGACGTAATCGCAGAGGCGCGTCAAATCTTAGTTGATAACGGCGCACCAATTGATAACCAAATCACAGCGGTTTTAAATACTGCGGCTGGTACGAAATTACGTAACCTTGCATCATTGCAACAAGTAAATACAAGTGGCAGCACTGACTTATTACGTCAAGGCACGTTGCTTGATTTACAAGGTGTAATGATTAAAGAATCGGCTGGTGTTACTTCTCACACTAAAGGTGCTGGTTCAAGTTATGTCACTGACGGCATCCAAGCTAAAGACAGTTTGTCTGTTGTTGTAAAAACTGGTAGCGGTACTGTTTTAGCTGGTGACGTTGTAACCTTTGCAGGGGATACTAACAACAAATACATCGTTGGTACTGGTATTACTGCTGCTGGCACGCTGTTGTTAAATAACACAGGCTTGCGTCAACAAATTGCCGATGCTAATGCGATGACAATCGGCAATAGCTACACGCCTAACGTGGTATTCCACAAACAAGCCGTTGAATTAGGTATTAGACCACCTGCAATGCCTAACGGTGGAGATTCTGCTGTTGACATGATGACAATTCAAGACCCTAACAGTGGTTTAGTGTTTGAAGTCGCTGTGTATAAAGGCTATATGAAAACCATGATTGAAATCCGTTGTTTATATGGCGTTAAAGTTTGGAAACCAGACTTTATTGCAACCATCATGGGTTAATCGTAATCCGTTAAAACAAGAGCCTTGCAGGTGCAAACTTGCAGGGCTTTTTTAATATCTAAATTTTGAGGTTTTGTTATGACAAGTGTAGCTCAAGGTGTTTATGTTGAGAGTGACGGTGATGAAGTTAAAAAAGCAATCGCAACATCGAGCAATGGAAATGTATTATCACAAATCGTTGATGAAGTAGGTCACACTCCGAGCGTTAGCGTATTTGGTGATTTATGCGTATCGGCAAGGCACGCGGATATTTTAGCTAAGTTCGCGCATGGTTTAAGTGAGTTTGAAGCAATTAAAACCGCAACAGGTACAGGCAACCACGATACCAATAATGGTGCATTAACACTCACAACTGGTGCAAGTGGTTCAAGTAGCTGTAAGGTGGTTAGTCGTGACGCTGTAAGGTACGTTGCAGGCTATCAAATGTATGCCAATTTTACGGCTGCGTTTATTAGCGCACCAGTAGCAGGCAGTGTGCGCGATATTGGTTTTAGTAATGAAAAAGACGGCTTTATTATTGTTGATGATGCTGGTGTTATGAAGGTTAGACATATTAGAACCAATGGCGCAACGTATCGCGAGGTTAGTCGTAGCGCATGGGATGATAAACTCGATGGAACTGGTGCAAGCGGATTAAACATTGACTTCAGCAAAACAAACATCTTTCAAATCACTTTTGGGCATTTAGGCATTGCACCTGTTACGTTTTGGGTTCATAACGGCACGCGTTTTGTACCATTCCATACGTTTTATTATGCGAATTTACAGACCGAACCGCATTTAGTTAATCCATATCTTGAAATGGTTGCAAAAGTTACCAACACAACCAATGCACTCGCGGCAACATTGCTCACAGCATCATGGAATTGCGGCACGGTTCATGGTGTAGATTTAGATGCAACATCGAGCAATCGCAGATTTAACCAAGAGGTATTGGCAACATCAATCACAACTGAACGCCCTATTTTAAGCGTTAAGAATAAGGCGGATTATCCAACAGGCGGTTTAGAAAACTTTGTTAAAGCACTTATCAATTCGATGCAAGGCGTGTGCGAAGGTAACGGCACAAATACAATCAAATTCAGATTGTACAAAAACGCCACGTTAAACGCTGGTACAACCACTTATGCTGATAAAAACGCTGTAAATAGCTGCGTTCAAGTTAATACACTTGCGACAGGTTTCACAGGTGGAACACAGGTATGGTTTGACGTTGCCGCGCGAAATGTCGGCTTTAAATTCTCGATTGACGATAAAAACATTTTCTTATATCCGAATGAAACTTTAACGCTAACCGCTCAAAGTGCATCAAGTGTTAGTGCTGAATTTAGTTTTGATTGGATTGAAAAGCATTAAAAAAAACAAATACTGTAAGTTATTGATTTTTATAGGGGGCGTTGGGGGCGTTAGAGGGCTTTTTTAAAAAAGCCCCCATATTAAAATCATAACTTATTGATTTTATTAAACTTTGTTATTTTTAAGGGCGGCTTGATTTTAGCAAAAAAAAGGGGTACGCTATCGCCCTAGCTATCGCGTACCCCTTTTTTCTAAGCGCGAAAATAATCAACATCACCCCGCACCACTTATGGGTATTTATGGCACTAATAGTAGAAGATGGCACAGGGCTTGCAAATGCCGAAAGTTATGCGAGCGTTGCTGAATTTAAAGCGTATCACGCAAATATCGGTAATGACGTTACCTTGATTGCTGACACAACAATCGAGCAACTCTTACGCCGTGCTACTCAATATATGGTGGCTGTATATCGTCAACGCTGGCAAGGGCGCAGAACATTAAGCACGCAAGCGTTAGATTTTCCACGTTATGATGTGGTTGTTGATGGTTATTCTGTTTTATCAAACATTGTTCCATTGGAAGTTAAAAACGCTTGTTGTGAATTGGCTTTAAAAGCAAATAGCGCAACATTGCTTGAAGATAAAACGCAAACAGTAATCCGTGAGAAAGTAGATGTTATCGAAGTTGAATACAGTGAGTTTTCGCCAAGTCAAACAAGATATTCACAAATCGACAATCTGTTATCTGTTTTCTTATCATCCTCAAATAGCTTTGAAGCTAAGGCTTTACGAGTATGACACTCGACACGAAAGCACGCGCAACCGCCGACAAGTTAATCGGTAAATTCGGCAAGCAAGTAACATTAACGCGCGTAACTGATGGAACTTACAATCCTGAAACTGGTGAGTTATCTGGTGGTTCGACAACTACGCAAACCGTAGCGGCATTGGTTAAAGATTTCAATGGTATTGAGCTTTTGACAGGTGCAATTCAAGCAGGTGATAGAAAGGTTAGTATCGCAGCATTGCAAGCAACTGAGCCACAAATAGGCGATAAAATGACGATTGATTCACTGGTTTATAATGTACTCGCGGTAAAAAGCATTTGGAGTGGTGAAAAAGTGGCTATTTATGAATTGCAGGTAAGGAAATGAGTTTTAACGATGTCACGTCACGAATACAGCAAAGAGTTAATCAGCATGTACGCGCGGTAACAATTGGTGTATTTTCGAGTGTTATCAAAATGACACCAGTTGATACTGGTAGAGCAAAAGGTAACTGGCAATGCACAATCGGAATCCCTGCAAATGGTCAAAACCAATTAGCAGATAGCGAAGGCGCGATGATTGCAACCGTGCCAAATGAAGCAGGGCAAAAAGTGTATCTAACAAACAATTTGCCATATATTCAGAAACTCGAATATGGTCATAGCACGCAAGCCCCAAGTGGCATGGTTAGAATTTCTATTGATAGGTTCGCACAATGAGTATCACGGCAATTAAAACCGCATTGGAATCGAAACTTAACGCGCTTACACCTGCACTGGCTACAGCATGGGAGGGTGTGCCATTTACACCTGTTAGCGGTACGCCATATCAAGCGGTTAATCTTTTACCGTCCGATACTGTAAATCCGTCTATTGGTGATGGGCATTATCGTGAAAAAGGCATTTTTCAAGTGACGTTATGCTACCCTGCTAATGTTGGCACAAAAACAGCAACGCAACGCGCTGATTTGCTGTGTACACATTTCAAGCGCGGCACAACCATGACAAATAGCGGCATCAATGTTTTAATCCATAAAACGCCCGCTAAATCACAATTCATTACCGATGGTGATAGAATACGCATTGCCATTTCAATATATTGGCAAGCTGACATTTTTTAATTTAACTCGAGGATTTTATTCATGCCAATTGCTCAAGGCATTTTTGCCAAAACAATTTACAAAAAGCAAAGTGGGTTAGGCTCACCTGCTACAGGTTCAGGTGGTCAAGATTTAAGACGTACAAGCGCGGCTTTAAACTTAGCTAAAGAAACGTATCAATCAAACGAAATCAGACCAGACCAACAAGTGGCTGATATGCGTCATGGTACAAAGCAAATCAACGGTACGTTAAGCGGTGAATTATCTGCCAAAACGTACAGTGATTTTTTTGCGTCTGTGTTGCGTAAAGCATGGGCGGCTGCGTTTACTGATATTACTGGTTTATCATTAACTATCGCGGCTAGTGGTTCAAATTTCACAATCACACGCGCTGCTGGTGACTTTATTGCTGGTGGTGTGCGTGTTGGTCACGTTGTAAAAATCACTGCTGGTACTGTGAATGCTGCAAATTTAAATAACCACGTGGTTGTTATCGGTATCACTGCAACGGTTTTAACTGTTAAGCCATTAGGCACAACTGCTTTAGTTGCAGAAGGTCCCATTTCATCATGCACATTGGCAAGTGGTGGTAAATCAACATTTGTGCCTTCAATTGGTCACACTAACGACTATTATTCTTTTGAGAGATTTTATTCTGATATTTCTCAATCTGAGTTATTTACAGACGTTAAACCGTCAAATGCACAGGTTAAGATTCCTGCAAGTGGTATGGCAACCGTTGATTTTCCGTTAATCGGTTTGAATTTAACAACCAATACAACGCAACAAATCACATCGACTAATGCAACAACCACAACAGGCATTGATAGCGGTGCAAATGGCGTTCTTGCAGTGGGTGGCACGACTTACGCAACGATTACATCAATTGACTTTGACGTTAATGGCAATGTTGCTGCTGCTGATGGCGTTGTTGGGTCTACTTCGCGACCTGACGTATTTAGTGGCACGATTGCCGTTACTGGCACAATTACCGCGCATTTTGACAGCGTAACATTGCGTGACGCATTCTTTAATGAATCAGAAGTTAGTGTTGTTGTGGCGTTGGCTGCTACGACTGCAAAAGACACTGATTTCATTGCGTTCACATTACCGCGCGTTAAATTTAGTGGTGCTGACCGTGATGACGTTCAAACAGGCTTAAAAGTTACGTTGCCATTTACTGCAATCAAAAACGAAGTAACTGGTACAGGTCTTGAAGTGACAACAATTCAAATTCAAGATTCACAGGCTGCGTAGTGTAAATCCTGTCGATTATGCTACAATGGAAGCCGTCATAGCCGTTTTGGTTATGGCGGCTTTTTTAATTTAACGACAGGTAAATACCATGACAAAAGAAACAACGAAATTATTATCAATTGATGATTTAGACTTAACTGCAGCAAGTGATACGCCATTTGATTTAGAACTACTCAACACAAAAGGCGTTAAAACAGGCGTTACTTTGCAAGTTTTGGGCAGTGAAAGCGAGAAAGTTCAAGAATGGACAAACAGACAAGCAAACCGCATTCGCACGCAAGCCACGCAAAAAAGCGTCACAGGTAAAGAAAAAGTGCGTACAGCCGAAGAAGATGACGAATACATCATTGAAAGCGCGGCAATTCGTGTTATTGGCTGGTCTGGATTAGCTGAACCATATAGCAAAGACAATGCAACTCGTTTAATGGGGCGAAATGTTCACATTAGAATGCAAGTGTTGCAAGCGTCAAATGAATTGGGAAACTACAGCAAAGACTGATTCGTGAACTCGTTGAATATGCAACGCGCGAATTTGAGTTAAATGTTGTAGATGAACACGGCGGGACGTTACGAGACGATGCTAAATCATTAGAGCGTCAAGGCGCAAACGTACCAACTGAGTATTTATCTTTGCCATTCCCTGATTTGGTTAGCTATATTTGGGAATGGTTTATTGAATTGCATCGGTGTCGCACAAGTAATGGATTCGGTGTAAATCCAATCACATACATTGATATTGACGCATGGTCAAGATTAACAAGGCGCAAGCCTACAGCTCTTGAAATTAGAGCATTAACACAAATTGACGCGGCATTTTTAACGGTGCAAGCGAAACAGTCACAAAAGAAAAAGGGTAAATAAGATGGCAGCCGAAGATTATAGCATTCGCATTAACGTAGACAGTTCAAGCGCAACACAGGCGCAACGCAATCTACAAAATTTAAATAGCACAGTTACACAAACTGAGCGCGAATTAAATAATACGTCAAGCGCGGCAAGGTCGGCGGCTGCATCTTTATCTGGTTTAACTAAAATGGCTATTGCGGCTGGTGGCGCAATAGCAGCTGTTTCTTTTCGTCAAGCAGTGCAAGAAATGGCAAGTTTTGAAACCAAAATGCTACAGCTTAAAGCGTTGACGATGGCAACCACAGAGCAAATGAGCGCAATGGAAAAACAAGCTCGTGTTTTAGGTACAACTACTGCATTTTCAGCGCAACAAGCCGCAAGCGCGCAAGGCGTATTAGCGTCCGCAGGTTTAAAAGTCAATGAAATCATTGGGGCAACGCCTAAAGTTTTACAATTGGCTGCTGCGGGTTCATTAGATTTGGCAAAAGCTGCTGAAATTGCAACAGGAACAATGAAAGCGTTGGGGCTTGGGATTTCTGATTTAGGTAGAATTAACGATGTTTTTTCTACTGTTGCAGCAAATTCAGCAACGAGCGTTTTAGAAGTTGGTGAAGCAATGAAAAATGCCGCGCCATTATCGCGTGCATTTGGTGTTAGTTTAGAAATGACAGCGGCAGCTATTGGAATTGCGGCTGACAATCAAATTAAAGGTAGCGAGGCTGGCAATAATTACAAGGCAATGCTTGTAGCATTAGGAAATGACACAAAAGAGCATATTGAAATAGTTAAAAAGCACGGTTTAACTTATGCTGATTTAGACGTAAAAACGCGCGGATTAGATGCTGTGATGTTATCGCTTAATAAGGCTAATTTGTCGGGTGCTGAGGCATTAAAAGTATTTGGTAGTGATGCCGCTGCTATGGGCTTAATCATGGCAAACAACGCGGCTAAATTAAAAGAAAATGAATTAGCATTGCATGGCGTTACTGGTGCGGCTGAAAAACAAAGTGAAATCCTGAATCAAGGATTGTCTAAGGCTTGGGATGCTTTAAAAGGCTCATTGTCAGAGGCTGCGTTACAATTAGGCGATAGTGGCGTTAAAGGCGCATTGACAGACGTTATTCAAGCTGCAACAGGTGTTATTTCAATTTATGAAGATATGGGCGATGAGTTCGCAAAATCGAATAAATTAACCAAAGAACAATATGACAACTTAAAAAATGTAGCTGGTGAATTGCGAGGAATGGCTGGTGCTGTTGGTGGCATTGCAACTGTTACGGCGGCAATTTGGGGAGCAGAAAAAGCAGTTGCGGCATTAAACTTTGTTTTGGCAATGAATCCAATGGTTAGAATGGGACTTGCTGCTGGTGCTGCGGTTGGCTATGTCCATGAAAAGATGGCAGATAACCAAAGTACAATTGATAAGCAAATCGAAACAAGTGAAAAACGCATTGCAGCAATGGGTAAATTTGGCATTCAAAATATGATTGGCGAGGCAATTGGTTTTGACACTGAAAAAGAACGCACAAAATTAACTGCATTAAAGCAATACAAAGAAGAACAGCTAGAGCTAAGTAAAAAACAAGCTGACGCAACAAATAAAGAAACCGATGCACAAAAATCACTTGATAAGAAATTGCAAGATGTTGAGGCAGGCAGATTAAAAGAACAAAGCGGATATGAAGCAGGACCAGAAAAGAAAAAAGGCGCGTCTGCTGCTCAAAAAGAATTGAATAAGCAACAAAATGAATACAACCGCTTAATTCAAAGCACGCCCTATGGTGAATATAACGCGCAAGTTGATAAGCTAACCAACGCACTTAAAAACGGTGGCATCAATCAATCAACATATTCAACACTTTTGAGTGAATCAAGTGACAAATTATTGACTTCAACCGATTACGTCAAAGAACATACAAAAGCACTTGACGAACAAACACGCGCAACAGAACGCGCATTTGAATCAACGGCACGCGGTAAATTCGAGAAAACAGATGCCGAATTACGTGCAGGTCGCGGCGGAATGTCAGAAGGCGAGTATTTGAATAAGCAAAAAGAAATGGTCGATGCCTATTTAAAAGACACTGGAAATTTCAAAAAAGATAATAGTGAAAAATTAACAAAGGCGTATGAAAACGAAGTTGAAGCATTAGAAAAAATACGCCGCGAGATTCAATTAAAAGACCGTGAGCAATACGAATCTACGCAACGTCATAAAGGATTCACCGACCAAAAAATAAACGATTTAATGCGCCTTTATGATGAGGTTGGAAGTGTTAAATTGCTTGATGATATGGGATTATCAAGCCGTAAATTAGTCGGTACGTTTAGCTCAATGTTCCAACAAATAGCCGTGCAAGGTAAATCATTTACTGAAACATTGCGTAATACATTTCAAGGAATGATTGGCAGTATTAGTGACGGCTTAATTAAAATGGGTTTATCCAGCGGCAATATCTTTGCTGCAATTGGTGGAGTTGCCGTTGGCTTATTAAGTAGATTATTGCCAAAAGATAAAACAACAGATATTAGACTGGCTGATACATCGTTATCAGATTCAAATTCAATTCAAAATGTAATCCGCGCGTTAAATGATATTCACGCGAAAGAATATAAAGAGCTGCAAGGAATTAACGATAATTTCACTATGCTTTCAAAAGGCATTGATAATACTATCGCGCGTGCTATTGCATGGAATGGTAGTTTTACACCGTCAACTGCTGGGATGAAAAGCAATCAAACAGTTGCAAATAAAAACCCAGCTGGCAGCCCTGCCATGATTGCTGGAGGCATTGCAGCTTCAACTGCTGCTGGTGCTGCTGGTATTGGAGCGTCTGCTGCTGCGATGGCTGGATTAGGCGGATTGTCAACTTCAATGTCAGGTGCAGCAATTTCAACAGGTCTAGCGATGGGTGCATCATCCACATCTGCCATTGCTGTCGGCGGTGCTGTTTTGGGGCTTGCTGGTGGTGTTATTTTTGCAGCGTTGCAGTATGGATTGGGAAAATTACTAGGAATTGGCAAAACAAAATATGAAGCAATCGGCGCGGGACTTGTAACACAGCCAGCGAAAATGATTGATTTAGCGGCTGGAAAAGCGTTTGAAGCCTATAATTTCAGCACGGTTAAAGCTACAACAAAAGGATGGATTAGCAACACAACAAAGATTTTTGACGTTATCAATGGATATAACGACCAAATGTCTGACGCTTTCGGTACTATTTTCGGTGGATTATTTAAAACACTTGATGATACTGTTATTGGTCTTGGTATTAAATCAACAGGAGTACAACAAAGCTTAGAAAACGCTGTTGTGCCAATGATGAAAACTACACTTTCGGGAAAATCTGACTCAGAAGTTAGCGACATTATTAGTAAATTGGTTAATACCATGACTGATAAATTAGCAACTGAAATTGTCGGCGGGATGGTCGCGCCATTTCAAAAAGCAGGTGAAGCAACACTTGAAACACTTTACAGATTAACAACACAGGTTGCTGTTGTTAAAGGCGCGTTTCATAAATTGGGGTTGGAGACTAGTTTAACTGGAATGGGTGCTATTGCGTTTGCTGATTCGATTTCTACGATTTATGAATCGTCAATCAATGCCAAAGACGGAATGAAGCAATTTACAGGTGCTATTAACGACTTCTACAATGCAGTTTTGACAACAGGCGAAAAAACAGCATTAACCATTTCTGATTACAAGTCTTTTGTTTCTCAAAATCCACAGCTAGGGCTTTCTGCTGACCCATCAAAGGTTAGCGGTGCTGAAATGATGGGCGCATTTACAAAAGCAAAAGAATCGAGTGAATCAGCCGCAAAAGCTGCTGACGCTATTTTGGCAATTGGTCAAGATGTTAAAAACGCTTATGCACCAGAAACAAGCAATGAATTAAAAACACTTTTAACGTCAAGTGCGTGGAGCGATAAGATTTCAGGTGATTATAAAAACATTACACCAGAATCATTTGCTGCTGGTTGGTGGGATATTGTCACTAAACGAGCTGCAACGGCAGGGCAGGAAAACCAGAATCTATATCAAGAAATGGTGCGAGTTGCCGAAACAAATGCCGCTAAATCGGCACAAGCATTGCCAATCGTTCAAGCTGCTGGAGTTGGTTCATTGGCGCAACAAGAGCAAGCGGCATCGGCAGCCACGCAAAGTGTAGATTTAGCAGCAAAAGACTTGAAAAAAGTCACTGATATGGCTGGTGCATTTAGCTCGATTGTTAATGAGTTTCAGGCTAAATACAAGGCAATCGATGAAACGATTTTAAAAAGCGCGACAGCAGAACAAGAAACAATAAAACGTGCGCGTGATAAAGAATTAACCGAACTTAAAAAAGTAGATGACGTAAGAATTTCATCAACAGAAATCAGTGAGCAAGCTCGCAAGGCTTACGCTAAATTCACTAATACAACAGTTGAAGCAAATGACGCAATTGGTTACTTAACAAGCACGCTTCAAGAGGTTGCATGGGCAGCAGAAGAAACCGACAAATCACTCAAAAAGCTAAGTGAAGGCGGCAAATACTTGATTGATTTTAGCCGCTCGATTGATGCGTGGATTAGAAACTTACGCGCCACATCACTAGGAACGCCTGAAAGCCAACTAAATGCATCACAGGCTAATTTTGGCGAACAAATGAAACTAGCACGATTTGGTTCAACCGCTGAAATTAAACGTCAAGCGTTAAGCGGAATTACTGGTTATGCTGATACATACATTAACGCATTGCGTAATTATTATGCGTCAAGTGAAGAAGGTGTAAATGCCATTGAGCAAGTCATAAAAGAAGTTAGCGGACTTGAAAAAGGATTGTCAATTCAAGAATTGCAGCTAAATGAATTGCAAGCAATCAAAGATGCTATTGATGCAAGCACAATCGAAATCCCAAAAGGAATAAATGAGTCAGCTTATAAATCAATCATTGAAATAGCAAAACAAGCGGGATTTATCACAAAATCAAATCCAACGGTTGAAAACCAACTAAAGTATGATGCTTTTGCATCGATTGTTTTAGCAATCGACAAATCAGCCAAAAGCGGAGCGGATTCACAATTCATTGATAAATTGATTGCAAGTGCATCAGGTGAAAAAGGATTAGCTGTTAATGTTGGTTTGATTGTTGATAGTGCTGAATTTAGCGCGTCACAAAAAGAATCAATCATTAACGGAGTAATGGCGGATTTCAATAGACAAATTAACTTTGACGTTGCGAAGTCTTTTGAATCTGAAATTGAACGTGTTAATAATGCGTGGTTAAAAGTTGAATTACCTGTAGAAAAAACAGACAACGCTAAAACAAGCGTTACAGGCTTGTCAGGCGGCTTAAAAGATTTAAACGGTCAGTATGATGTTGTTATTGTAAAAACGGGTGTTGCAGGTGAAAAGATTGTAGATTTTAGCAACATTGCAAATAAAACCAAATTCGGTTTAGATGCCGAATCAGTTGCAAATACTGTTGCTGGATTTAAGCAAATTACTGATAGCGCGCTAGCTGCAAAATTAGCAATGAATGATTTAGCTTTTGCACAATCATCAGCTACACAACCGCAAATAGATAATACTTATGGCGGTAATCTTGAAGCGCAAGCTGTCAACGCTGGATATAGTGGTGATTACACCGATATAGCAGCAATGGAATCGTTTTTAAATCCGTCTGTTAAGTTTTCAAAATCAGAATGGATGGCAAACTCATCAAGAATTGCAGCATTGCAAAATACATTCACCAGTCAGAGCGCAATGAATGACTGGTATTCTGCAAATCCAAAAGACAATCCTGAAAATTACCAAAAATACGCAATGGGTGGAATATCAAACGTCCCTGCGATATTCGGCGAAGCTGGTGCTGAGGCGGCAGTTCCTTTGCCAGATGGTCGCACTATTCCTGTTACGTTAAGCCGTGATAGTGCTAACGATAACGGCGAAACCGTTGCAGAATTGAAAGAAATTAGCCGAAAGCAAGAAGTTATGATTAACACGTTGATTGCAGCAGCTCAAGAAAATAGAAAGCAAAACGCCGCGTTAGTAACTGAAATTGAAGGGTTGCGAACTGATACACGATTAAGACGCGCTGCATAACAAAAAAGCCCCAGAAAAGGGGCTTTTCTTTTTAGAATGAATCAATCATTTTGTTCAAATACCATTGCGCTTTTTTGAGTGACTCAACTCCGCCTTTATGCTCATATCGCCACATATACTTCTGCACATTTCCTTTGCAATAACCTAAAAATGCCGATTGTGTCATTGATGCCTTGATAGCATCGATACATTCAATATCACCGTTATTGTAATGGGGTGGGCTATTCACGTTGTCATTGTAATTAACAGTTCTATTGATTTCATCAACTGTTTTTTCGTTAATTGGCGTGATTCGAGTTTCAAACGATTCTACTTGCGTTGGTTGCTTCATAATTTCATCTACTGGTTTCGGATTTAGCTTTGGCGGCAATCGTTCAACTGGTACTTTGATTTTTTGAACAGTTGGCGTATCTACTTGAAATTCAGATATTCCAAAATCAGTTAGAACATAAGTTTTATCATCAAGCAGTTCGATTAACTTACATTCCTTCATTTGAGTTAAATGACCAAAAACAGTCTTGTAATTCTCACCTAAGTTTTCAGCAATTTCTTTTGCAGTTAATTGATTTGAGCATAAAGCCGCTGCTATTTGTTGTTTCATGTCTACCATAGTTTTGCTACGTTAATGTTTATTTGTTTTGGTGTTTTAGGCCTACCAGCACTACGCTTTAAAATTAGCCTTTCAAGCGTATCTTTACTGTAAATCGCATGAGGTTTTGTTTTGCCTTGCATAAATCCAATAGGTTCAATTCCACTGTTTTCTATTTTCTTATAAACAGTAATCAGCAGCATATTGTTTTCTTTTGCAAAGTCCTTGACTGTTATTGTTTTCATATTCCAGTTGTGCCAAAACCTGCGCTGTTGCGTGTTGTGTCATTGCTTAAACTATCTACTTCTATAAATCCATCGACACGAGCTAAAGGCAAAAAACACATTTGAGCGATTCTATCATTCGGATTAACTTTGTATGTTTCATTACTGCGATTCCAAATAGATACTTGAATTTCGCCACGATAATCTGAATCAATAACGCCGATTAAATTACCCAAAACAATGCCGTGTTTATGTCCTAATCCACTGCGCGGCATAATTAAACCAGTCCAGCCGAATGGAATTTTCATTGCCAAACCAGTTGGAATTAACACTGTTTCATTCGGTGCAATGATTGTTGAGTGGCTGATGCAAGCGTGTAAATCAACGCCTGCCGCGCCACTTGTTTGAAATCCTGGAATTGTTGCGTTTTCACGCACTTTTGCTATTTTTATCACGATTTTTCTCCCTTAGTTTTTTTGCATTGTTGTTTTTACGGTCGCGCCACGCTTTAATGCCGTGTAATTCAATGAATTTTTCTTTGTACTTTTGAGTGTAATTTCTGCATTTTTCAGCATTATCCTTTTTCCATTGGCTTAAATAATCGGCATTTTTATCACGCAACACCTTCATTTTTTCGGGATTGTTTTTTCTGTAATCGCGCATTCTTTGAAGGTGTTCTTGTGTACTTTTATTTCTTTTTACGTTGTAAACAATATAAGGATTCTTGATGTTTTCGGTTGCAATCACTTTAAAAATATCATTTGAATCTTCAACTTCATCTAAAAACTTAATCTTATCAATGTCGCGTCTTACAGATAATCGAGAAACATAATAAGCAATATCACCAGTCTGTTGCATTTATATCTACCTCTAAACCACAATCAATACAGCGTTTAAGTTTGAGACTTCTAAACTCTGCAAAATGCGTGTGCTTGCATTCTGCTTTCATGTTGTAAAGCGTAAAAAACAAAATGAATCCGCTTAATAACGCTAAATATAGGAAAATCATAAATCCACCAATTGGCGGTGCTGTATAAATCCGCGAAAATTTCCGCTCCAAAGATTGGCGTACTTATCAATGTGAGTAACACCTTCAATCTCCATGCAATCTAAACCAGTTTCAACAAATTTTACGCCAACTGGTTTTGCTTGATGTTCAAATGGCGAAAGGTGTCTAATTTTTATTCCGTTTGTTTCATCTACTTCAAGCAACCGTTGTGCAAGATCTAAATCTTTTTTGATGTCAGGCGTTGAGTTGTCGTGATTCAAATAACTAACGCGGGCGCAACGTGCCGCGCTTAATAATTGCAAATCCCTACATCTACCAAAATCACCGTCTGTAACATAGGGCAAATGCCAATCATGCACAGCCAACTCATTAGGAGTTGATTCATCCATTGCAGTTTTCATTGATTGCGCTAATTCTTGCATTTCTGGTTGTGCTGCATGGTGCAAACGCAATGCAAAAAAGTTATCCCATTCTGTAGCGGTTACAACTACTTTAACAGTTGCAAATGGTTCTAAAAGTCGATTAACGAACTGCTTATGCACTCCTAAATCAATCATTTGTTTTGCTTGCATAATTGCCAACTCTTTAGCGTGCGACCAGTATTTTTTGGCGTAATCAAGCTCCCAGTCTTTAAATTCTTCTGTTGATTGCATTCCGCTTTCATTTTTCATGAATTTAGGCGTTGCATTGCTGTTTAGTGCATCAATCATCTTTTGAACTGGAACAGCGCGGCTCGATTGTGCAGAGCGTGAGAACTGCCTGTGTGTGTTAAATTGCGCCAAAAGAAAGCGGGGAAATTCAAGCTCTAAGGTTGTAATTCTGATACCGCTTTCGCTGATTGAATCAGCGATTATTTTTGCTTTTGTCATTGTTTAAAACCTGTTTAATGTTTTTCTAAATTTCACATTGTCATCTGTTGGCAATGCGTTCCAGTCTGTTTTTGGTTCTGGTGTTGTTGGCTCAAGCGTTTCACGCGCTATCTTTGAGCATTTATCCGTGTGGAGTTTATGCGTTCTACTGTGTTTGCAAATTGGGCATTTATACATAATTGAAATAGTTAATATGCAAGGTCACGCGGGCGGAATATGATATGCGTACATAACCCGCGCCCTTGCTGGTAGTGTTTTTTCAATGCGGCTCACTTGCCACCTTGAACCGTGTGAGTCATGGCTGTCATCTAGCCCGCCACTCACAAAAGCGTCAATAAAATAGTAACTCGCCGAGCTTTATCGGCGTGGTTTTTGTTTTGTATCGTTTTCCGAGTTTTAGCGTGTTGAAATAAACGTAATTTGATTTTATACCTTTTACGCTTACTTTGTTTAGTGATTGTGATAGTTGCATTGATAACAACCATGCGTTTTTATCCTTTTCGCCTATCGTTTTAGGATGTGTGATTTTGTACTTAGAAGTCCACGCAAACTGTCTATGACGTGCTAATTCTTTGCATGGTTTTTCACGGTTTAGCGTTGCGCGATTGCGTAACACTTGCATCGTAGCAATTTGTGCTGCTATCGGCTCAGATCGCGCCTCACGATATGAAACCAATGCAAAGCACAAAGCGGCTGTTGTTGCGCTCATTTTGCAGTGTGCAAGTAATGGATAAAAGAAATCAACAAAACAACTGTTAATCCTTCGATTGCTTCAATAAATGCGTACCAGTCTTGAAAATTCATAAGTAATTCCTTAAAAAGAACCGCGTCTGCGGCAAGAGTGAGGAGGTGCTTTTAATTAGTTAGCCCAAATGAAATTTGATTTTTCGCGTGCGTCTACGCAGTCAACACAGTCACAGTTTTTTTTATTGTGAATACCGTTAATGTATTTTTCTTGTAATTTATTAACGAATTGTTTAATTGCTTGTTTTTTTTGTGCAAAGTAAGCTGGATTTGCTTGTTGCTCAATCATCAATGATTTGCCATCTGTAATGTGTCCATCAACAACAAGTGCAGCAAGTGCAAACTGTTTGCGTTCCATTAACGCGGTGTGTAATTCTTTATTGAAAGTTGCCATTTTTTTATTCCTAAAAAGTTAATTGAGTTACTGGAAAGCAACCGTTTCAAACATATCCGCATAAATTCTAAATAGTTAAATGCTTTCCAGTGATTAAAATTATATTATAAATTTTTGCTCAAGTAAATAACATTTTTTAAATGCTTCAATCGCTCCTTCATATCCAATCGCTACACACGCGAATGCACCTAGCTTTTGAGCGTTTAAAAGATATTCAATTTGCTCATTTGAAATGGTAGCGCGTGGCGAACGTGACTTTAATTCGCACACAAAAGGCGGATTGGCAGGGATAATAATATCAGCCGTTCCAGTTGTTAATCCTTCCGCTTTCTGTTTTTGAATCTGCATAGCTGAACGCTTACCTTCGTTTCTGATATGCGTTGCAATCGCACCATATTGCGGATATTCACGGCGTAGCTTTGCAAAGAAAGTCATTGCGTGTTGGCTTTCGCTTGCCGTGTCTGTTTTATCTGGCGTGCCAAATAGTTGTATTTCTGGTGGTAGTTTCATAATCCAAATCCAGTATTAAACATAAAGTCCACGCCTTCAATGGTGTTTTCATGGCGTGCTAATTCAATAAGGCATCTTTTAACGCGCTTATCAGATTGTTTTTTAGCTAGTTGCTTGATAGCTGCATTGATTGTGCAACCTTTGACTAATCGCGCTATATCAGCATCTTTTAAAGCTAGAATAACATAGTTTGATTGCTTGCCGTCCAGTTTGTCGATTGCCTTTTTTAACCGTGTTTCTTGTTGTGTCATCATAAATAATTCCAGTTTTGCGCGTCCTTGCGCGTTGGTTATTGCTTAAAATAAGCTCATTTGTGACTTTTCACGAATTGCTGATTTTAGATTCTTTTTAGCCAAATCAAAATACGATTCTTTTAATTCAAAACCAATTCCGAATCTATCCATCTTAACAGCCTGATAAACTTCGCTACCGATGCCCATGAATGGCGTTAGAACCGTATCGCCTTTATTCGAGTAAAGCAGAATAAGCCTTTCAATGGTATCAAGTTGTAAAGGACAAATATGCTTCTCATCATTATCATCACGCCCATTACGATAACCTTGCAGCGTGTTACCGTAGTTAATATCCATCCACACTGGAGATGCTATTTTTTGCCACAAATCGACAGAAATGTCAGTATTTGCAACTGGTTCAAATCGTTCTCCGTCTTTTCTAAACACCATTACATAATCAGGAATGCCAACGCGCGACATCGTAGAATCTTTTTTAACTTGTTTATGCAATAGTCCGAGTGCTTTTGTACGTTGCATTTCAACTACAGGGTCTTTCCAAATCGTAATCCGTGAATGGTAAATAAATCCAGCATCTTCAAATGCTCGTAAAATCATACCGCTAAAATCACGCAGTCCAATAAAACCCTCTTTTCCTTTTTGAATTGGTAAATCCATACAATGAACCGCGACATTTCGCCCTGATTTTGTTACTCGAAATAATTCTTTAACCAAAAAACCGAATTGCGTCAAAAATTCGTTATAGTCTTTTGAATTACCCATGTCTTCAATATGGTTTGAGTATGTGTACAATTCAGCAAACGGCGGACTGAAAACCGTTAAACCTACCGATTCATCTGGTACATCACGGATTAACTGAACGCAATCACCGCGTTTAATATCGTAGAATGAATTTTTATCAGCCAAAGTGTCAAGTGTTGATTCTTCGGTTGTTTCATTGTTTAAATTTACATTCATGGCGATTCTCATTTTATCCTGCATTAGTTCAAACTGGCGTTGTTTGTGATTGATTGATTCTTTGACGTTTCTCATTCCTTCGGTCGTAATCAAATGGATTTTAACCTCGTTTTTCTGTCCAAAACGATACGATCTGCGAATTGCCTGATATAAACCCTCGAAGCTAAAATCTAATGATGCGAAAATTTGATTATTGCAGTTTTGATAATTCAATCCGAATTGTGCAATTTTGGTTTTAGTAATTAATACTCGAAAATCCCCATTAGCAAACCCTAGCAGGTGCTTTTCTTTGTAATCTGGTGAATCACTGCCTTTTACTTCAATCGCGCCATCAATCATTTTTTTGAGTAATTCGCCTTCTTCATTTTGCTTAATCCATACAATAAATGATTCACTGCTTGCGTTGACTAAATCAGCCGCTTTTTGCAATCGTTCATTCATAGTTAATCGCAATTCAGCATTAAAGTTTGTTGCACTGGTTAATGAATCATTAAAGATTCTACCATTATCGCGCTTTCCTGTTTCTATTTCGTGTTCAATCATGGTTAAATCTGGCAAACAATAACCATCGGCATTAAATCCAATATCATGCGGTTTTGAAAGCATAATGCCCCACGTTCCAACAAACTGGTAGAACAATTCTTGCGCGTGACCTTTCAAACGCCATTTAGCAGTTTCTCCGCCATCGTGAATGAAATACATTGATAACATTTCATTTCTGCCCATCACATCCAAAAAGTCGGAATGATTGCCTAATTCCATTGGGTCATTTGGTGACGGTGTAGCAGTGCAAGCCAATTTATATGGCGTGTTTTTGAACAAGTCCACAATCAACTGTTTAGTTTTACCATCAAAGTTTTTAAGGATTGATGATTCATCTAAAACAACGCCACAAAACTGCGATACATCAATCTTATCGAGTTGTTCATAATTGGTTATTTGAATCATTGAATCACTGCCATATTTTGCAATGCCAATTCCAAATTTTGAACCCTCGCTAATTGTTTGACCGCTTACAGCTAATGGCGCAAGAATCAAAACGGGTTGTTTTTCACGCTTGCTAACTTCATGCGCCCAGCTTAATTGCATTAGCGTTTTACCCAATCCGCAATCTGCGAAAATGGCGTATTTACCAGCTTTTAAAGCACGCGCCACAATGAACCGTTGAAAGTCAAAAAGGTTATTGTTTAGTTCGTTTGCATCAACATCAAATCCGCTGTGGATATGTGCTTTTTGTTTTGATGCGAGAAATTCGTTATATTCTTTGTTCATTTTTTAAACTCCATAAAAAAACCCGTTGAATCCAAAGGTACGAGCTTCGGATAGTCAACGGGTTAAAAATGAATTTTTAGATTTTATAAGCCTCGTACGCTCAAATCTAAAAACTCAAAAACATAATACTACAAAGTTTTTAAATAATCTAGTGCTGCTTGTTTATCACCACCGAAAGCATAATCAGTTAGCACGTCAAAGGCGGTGTTTTTTGCGTTGAATCTGTCGGTGTAAGTTCTGGTGGGTTTTATTTCTTGCATTCTTTCTTGGATTACCTTTACTATTGCCGATTTAACAACGTTTAAAAGCGATAAGTTTCCAGTTTTTGAAATCCATTCATCACTAACAATTTCAGTAATAAACAGCGACCAATTTTTTACACCGATTGAATCAAGTGCATCAATGTAGAAGTTTTCAAGCTCAATAAATTCACGCTGCAATTCTCCTTTTTTATTTTTAAAGTCAAAAAACAATTTAGTTTTTAAATACTTTCGGTCAATCGGCTTTTTCATAATCCCACCTCTTTGTTGTAACCATAAACCTTGAAAAATCCAGTTTTATCTTTTTGGTATGTCACGGTTTTAATACCAAAATTAAACCACGAATCAAACTCGGCATAAATTATGGTTTGTTTCGGCGTGGACTTATTAAACCACACCATGAAAACCCGTGTCGGTGTTGTGAATTTAACCCGCAAACAATCATTACCAGCTTTTGAAAGCGTCGGTGTGACGTTCACATCTAAACATTCTTCGGTCTGTAAGATTGAAGCGTCTTTGATTTGCGCGTGTTCAAGTTTTAGCTTGGCATTCGGATCTATAATTTCGCATTTACACGACTGGCAATATCGGCTGGCGATGTCGTTCTCAAATCCACATTCTTCACACTCTTTAAACGTCCAACGGTACGAGCATCTATCAATCACACCGCGATTAACAACAGTGAAAGTACAACGCCGCCCGTAGTGTGCTGGCATTGCGCCTAAGCCTTCAACTTCGATTCGATTGCCTTCTAAATCTAAAAGGTAGCCGTTAGCATCAATCGGTTGTTCTTTGTCAACGTCACGTCTTTTTGAAAACTCATTCACACCATTGCAGCTAGGGCATTTTGCCTTGACTGGTACACCAACCTCACCGCCACCACTTGCTTTTATTTCTGGATTAAACACGTCACCATCAGGGCAATGGCGTTCGATGTTTTCAGCATAATCCAAAACTAGGCAATCGGTTTTACCATCGCATATACGCAAGCCACGCCCTATTATTTGCTGTAACAATGCAACGCTTTCAGTGGCACGCATCATTGCAACAACATCAACATGAACCGCATCAAATCCAGTCGTTAAAACATCAACATTTACAATATATTTAATTTTTTGCGATTGAAATAACTCAATGTTTAGTTTTCGTTCATGCTTTTTGTCTGGTTCACCAGTAACAATCGCGCTAATTTCTTTTGGTAGTGATTCTAAAATTTCATGCGCGTGTTGAATCGTTGCCGCGAATATCATCACGCCTTTTCTACCCTGAGACTTTTCAACAATATCCGCCACAATGCTTGATGTTAAACGACCTTTTCCGATAAACGCTTTATCAACTGTTGAGCTATCGAAGTTTCCCATGCGGTTTTGTGTTAATCCGCTAGTGTCATAATGCGTGTTAGTTGCGCCGATTACTGGATTACTTAAAAAGCCTTGCTCAATCAATTCACGCGCCTCTAAGCGATAAACAAGCCGTTTAAAATAAGGTTCTTTCGCTTGCGACTCGTCTAGCATCTTTCCGTTTTGGTCGATACCATACACAAAACCTTGTCCTAGCCTGTAAGGGGTAGCACTTAAACCAATGACACGCAAATTCGGATTATGTTCACGCAATGCTTCGATGATGGTTTTAACAGTCGGTGTTATTTGATGGCATTCATCAATAATCACAGCGCAAAACTTTGAACCAAAACGGTGCAACTGGTTTTTTATACTTACAGGCGTGCCAACTACGAGCGCGTGCTTTAAGCACGTTTCGCCAACACTTGCACTAAACATTGAACACTGCCCGCCGACTAAACGCAGTTTTTCTGCATTTTGTTCAACTAATTCTTTTTTCGGAACAATACATAAAACGTGCTTGCCTTTGCTGATTTGGTTTAGCGTGTTTGCAATCATAGCAACAACCACGCTTTTACCTGCACCTGTCGGTAATTCAATTACGCAGCTTTCAGCAGTTGATTTTACCCACGAAATAACGCTGTCATGGCTTTCTTGTTGATAGTAGCGTGGGTTAATCATTAGTCATACCCCTTTAATATATTAACGCCAAACATTTTTTGGATTGAGTAAGCCTCATTAAAACCAATTTCTATAGTGTCGTCACCGCAAGGAAAGCCAAAGCAAAGCATTTTAAAAACTTCTTGTTTTTCGTTAAAAAAAGCAATAAGGATGTTTTCATATGGATGAAACTCTAAATAAATATCATCAAACTTTACTTCTGCTACGTTTTTCATGTTAATTGATTGAAACTTTCCGCTTAATGTTTTGAAAGTTAAAAATCCGTTTTCATTCATTGTTGCCATAATTAAAACCTCCCCTGCATATTGGTTATTTTTTCGAGCGCGTTATCAAATTCAACGCCACTACGCATTTGATTTGGATGTCCGTCTTGCATTGATAATTCCAATGGCTCACCCGCGCCAAAAAACACAATAGCGCGTGGCAAACCTTTTGAATCTAAACCAACACGAATAAACGACACTTGCTCCGAGTTTATCAAAAGCAATTCTTCTGATTTGGTTTCGATTTCGACAAACATTATTTTAACGTCCAGTAACTTGTAATCGATTCATACGCGCTTAAATCCGCATCAGGCAATAAATCCTTCACGGCTTTTGCATAGCCGATTGCCTTGCGATTAACGCGTGTTAGTTTGTGGTCGCCGATTGTGCTTTCATTTTCGCCGCAATCTTCAATGATTTGCTTTAGTATTAAATCAGCTAAATCCTGCGATGCTTTGATTTCAGATTTCAGTTTTAAATACTGCTCAACGCGATACGCCGTCATATCATTTTCTACCGTGTCATGGCGTGATTTTAAATGTGCTGGGTTGTGCAATTCTTCTAAAAATTCATCGTAAAACGCGCGTAGTTTAACGCTAACATCAATCGCGTAATCTGCGTCATAAGCAACTTGTTCAATCATTAAATCATCTTTATGCCATTGCACAAAGTCACAAAACTGCGTTTTAGTTACAAACATTTGAATCTGCACTTGCGCGTAATAATGCGGTTGTTCATTGATTGATTTAAATTCACCACCGTTACGCAAACTGTAAGGGCATTTGATTTCGATGATGCCTTTTTGTTCGTGAATAAAACCGTCAGGGCTTGCACCTAGCCATAATTCATGCGAATGAAATCCTGTTGTTTCAACGATATTGCCCGTTTTAAGCTGGTAATCAGTACGCGCCAAATGCTCATTCATTGAACCGTACTCGGTTGCAACATTTCCGACAAATTCACTTAACGCGCCGTGATATTCACGAACCATTGATCGCATAACGTCAGCAGGTTTGCGAAATGGTGATAATCCTAAAATTGCCCCAACATTTGAAGCGGTTACACGTCCAATGCGAGCATTAAACCAATCGTCGCTACCTTGTTGTAGTTCTGTTGTGTTGTTCATGCTACCACCTCAAATAATTCGTTAAATTGTGATTCCGTGAAAACTTTACCGCTTTGAATTTCAACGATTGAACCGTTATCGCACTTCACAAAGTCAGTGATTGTTGTTTTTGGTTTTGCTTTGAAAATAGGCGTTTTTGTTGGTTGTGGTAAATCAATCAAGCCATATTGCGTACAAATCAAATAATCTAACTTAAAAAAAGATACTAATTCAGAAAATGCTTTTTTTGCGTCTTTAAATCTTGGTTTTGAACCCATAAGCCAATCAGAAATAGTGCTTTGAGAAGTTCCAGCTATTGCAGCAAGTTGTTTTTGATTGAGTTTTTTAGCTTGTTTGATGCGCGATAATTCTGCGATTATTTTTTTAAATTCTAAATCTGTCATTGCCATAATTCCTAAAAAGTTAAGTAAATGCACAATCCTTGTGCGTGAAAGTCCGTTAAATCACATCAAAATGGTATATCGTCAACTCCTGCTTGTTCAACTACTGGTGCAGGTTGTGCCACTGGTGATTGTGCTTGTTGCTGTGAACGTGGTGAAACTTTGCTAATCCAGTTTCCGCTTTTGTCGTTAAACTCCCACACCATGACCTTAATCAGCATTGGCTTGTTTAACAATGCAAACAACGCGCCGTCTGTTGGTCGTTCACCACTTGCAACCAGTTTGCCACCTGTTGCGTTTTGGTCAATTGCCGCAAACATCTTAATTGCGTTGTCGAGTTTTTTGCTGTCGGTTTCCATCAATTGAATCTTTTGGAATACGACACGATTAGCATATTGCGATGGTTTTGTTACTTGCCATTTAGCGTTTATGTAACTTTTTCCTTCGTAGCTAGTCCAGCCACATTCAACAATCATTGCTTCACAGGTAGTGTTGTCAGGAATGACCGTGTTACCGCCTAATTCTACTTCACCTGTACTTTTTACCGCTTCGCCTGTGCTTAATTTAAAGAAACTCATTTTACTCTCCGATGTTGTTTAAAAATTGTGATAAAGGATTGATGCCGAATTGCACGGCAATATCGTCCGCTATGCCCATGCGGTTTTTACTGATGCTTGATGCTGCACTGGTGCATTGCAAAATGCGTTCACCACTACTACGCGCTTTTGATTTCTTGTTATCGTCTGTCATGACAAATGTTTCAAGGCGCAAGAACCCAACAAAGTCAACGTCATCAACGTAATGTGCGACTGATTGCTTATTCATTTTTAAGCCAAAGCGGTTATGTGCTGGAGCATCTGGAAGGTCGATTGTTTCAATTTCTGCGTGCCCAATAAAAACGATATTCATGTTTTTACGTTCAGCCAAAATGCCGCAAGCATTACGAATGCGCTGGTGGTAGTTTGAAAGGATTTGATAACCAGCTCCATAACCTCCACCAGCTTTTGCCAATGCTTTATTATCGAATTGGTTTGTGCCTGATTTGCTTGCGCCTTGTACTATTTCTTCAATAAAAATGCGCTCTGCTTTTGTGATACTGTCGATTACAAGCGTTTTATAGTCGTGTTCTTCACTAATTAACGCCATTAGTTGTGACGTTGCGTCAGCGAATGAATGCGCCACAGGAAAAGCGTCAGGGCGGTTTGCATTTGGAATGGATTGCATCCCGTCCTCAAAACGAATAAAGATTGGCTTAGGAAATGTGGCTGCAAGGTTTGTTTTACCAATACCTGCGCCGCCATAAATTGTGAACAGCTTGAACTTGTCAGCTGGTTTTGTGATTGTGTTTAACATAAATACTCCGATTGGTTAAGTTGTGCAGCTCACTGGCTACAGTTGAAAATTATAGCGATATTTTTCGAAAAGTACACAATTATTTTTTGCTTTGGAAAAATAAATTTTTATTTTAGTAAAAATACTATATTATGCGCCTACCAAACACACTAAGGAGACTTAAAAATGATGACATTAGAGCAGGTGCAGGAACGATTAAAACCAATGAATTTGCGAGTTGTAAGCAATGAATCAGGTATTAAATACGGATTGTTGTGGAAAACAGTAAATCAAAAAATGCGCGTTAATTATGAGGTGGTTAAGCGTTTATCTGATTATTTGGAGGCGCAAAATGCACGATAATTTATTTGATGCAATGCGCGAGTATGGTTTTATTATTGAATCATTCCCTGTTTATGGCGTGGTGACAAGATTCGCAACGTCAAAACCAAAAGAGAAAACTGGTTGGGTTTATCCGTTTGATGATGGCAAAGGCGCGTCATTTGGCGATTGGCTAACGGGTGAAAAACACGAGTGGTTTTTGGGTGGTGAAACTGAAAAGCTAACCGATGAACAAAAGATGCAACGTGATGAACAGCGTTGGATTGCACGAACTAAAGCAGAAAACGAACGCAACGCCGAATATAAACGCGCTGCTATTGAAGCACAAACGATATGGGAAAACGCTTTGCCGTGTGATAAACACGCCTATTTTGATAAAAAAGGCATTGCACCAGTCGGTGACTTTAGAATTGATGCTGATAATCGGCTAATCATTCCAGTGTACGACAAAGACCAAAACATTCAATCGTTGCAGTTCATAACTCACGATGGTAATAAACAGTTTTTAACTGGTGGGAAAATAAAAGGCGGTTGTTTTGTTATCGGTCAAATCGAAATAGGCAAAGACGCTTTATTGTGCGAAGGATTAGCCACTGGTTATTCGGTTCACATGGCAACTGATTTACCTGTTATTGTTGCTTTTAGCGCGTCAAATTTGGCTTCGGTTTATGAATCATTTAAACCGCATTGCAACATCAAGATAGCGGCTGATAATGACAAAAGCGGGGCAGGTATCAAAGGGGCGCAAAAGTGCGAAGGAATTAAAAAAGAAAACATTTTTGTGCCATCTATTTTAAATGACAAAAGCACCGACTTTAACGATTTACACCAACAAAACGGCATTGATGCTGTTAAATCTATTTTTAATGTTAGACCAGAAACGGATTTTTTGTGTTTTTCTGACATGATGAAAAACCTAGTCAAGCCTGAATGGATTTTAAAAAGCATTTTGGCGCGTCAATCAATCAACATTCTTTTTGGTGAAAGTGGCGCGGGCAAATCTTTATTTGCGCTTGATTGGGCTTACAGTATTTCACGCGGGAAAGATTGGGAGTTTTCAAGGTGTAAGCAACAAGGGAGTGTTATTTACATTGCTGGTGAGGGGCAAATGGGGCTTGCAATGCGAATGCAAGCCATTATGCAAAAATACAGCTCAAAACCTAACAACGACATACATTTTAGCAAAAAATCATTTGATTTTTTCAAAGAAAACGAGGTCGAGGACGTGATAAGGCAAATAGATTTAATTTGTGAAAAAGGCGTTAAACCTGTTGCGATATTTATCGACACGTTGGCGCGTAACTTTACAGGCGATGAAAGCAAGGCATCTGACGTGGCTATCTACGTCAAAGGAATCGAATATCTTTGTAAAAAGTATAATTGCGCTGTTGTTACGGTACACCATAGCGGTCATGGCGATAAAGACAGGGTAAGAGGTAGCAGCGCGTTAAAAGCGGCTCACGATGGCGAATTTTGCGTAACAAAAGACAGTGATTTTGTTTCTACTATTTCATGCACCAAATTAAAAGACGGCAAGAAAATAAAACCGCATCAATTTGGTATTAACGAAGTTGAATTGATTGGTGATGTTTTTTATGACGAAGACGAAGACTCGCAATTAACCAGTGTTAATTTACTTTCTATTGGTGATGGCGTTGTTAAACAAGAATTAAACAAAGTAGCAAAACAGGTGTTAGATGGATTTCATCAAGCACTAGAAACGCATCAAAATTTGGGGGCGGGGCTAACCATCGACGGGGCGGACAAGTGCGTTTTGACTTTAGAGCAATTACGCCCCCACGCTTACGATTTCATTACCGCTGCAAAAAAAGACAGACCATTGCGTGACGGATTAAAAGAGCTTATAAATCATAGGGTTGTACAAAATGATGGCTTGTATTATTGGCTTGTTTGATATGGGGGGGCGGGGGCGTTTTTATGTTTTTTTAAACGCCCCCCGCTAGGTCATAAGGTGGGGGGGGCGGGGGCGTTTTCCTTTAGGAAACGCCCCCACCCACCCCTAAGACCCCGAATAGAATTTTTAGGTACTATTTTGTGTTGATTGTGCTATAATTTGCACGTCAAAGTTTTATATCAATAGCCCTTTAATCGTTCCAGCATGGTAATTAAAAAATTGCTATGAAACTTTGACAAGTTGGAACGATTAAGGGGCTTTTTATTTTTAGAGGTTTTTATGCCGATTGATAATTCATTATTGTTTTACGTTTTAAAAGCGGTTTGTAACGAAGGAAAAACAAAACACATTTCTGTTTCTGATTTTGTTTTGGCTGCAAATTGTAAATTTGTTGAAACAGTAGAAGGAGAAGAAGGTTGCTGGTATTCTCAAGATGAAATTGATATTTCTATTGGGATACTTTTAAAAGATGGTTTTTTGTTTATGGGTGGCGGTTACATAATGCCAACCGTTAAAGGTGTTGGTTTATGCTGGGCAGTTGAAGAAACTGGAATTGATATTTATTGCTGTGTTCCTTTACATATTCTTGAAAAGCAAGCACTTGCAAAGTGTGAATCTATAAATTTCGGAGAATAAAATGGCACTTGCAGTTATTATTTCGATGGTGACAACATTTAGCGCGTTAGGGCAGCCACACATTAACTATGTAGCAAGTGTTGAAAGAATGAAAATGGCGGATTGCTTGGTCATTAAGCAGTCAATCGATAAACATCATGTTGTGGATTGCATCAAGGAGTCAAAATGAAACATCTAACACCAGCGTACATTGCTGAGTACATGAAAAAACTAAAATGGCTTGAAGAAAATCCTGTGACCATTTCAGTTAGCGAAGAATTGCACATGACAAAGTTAGAACGCAAGGAAATGAAAAAGCGTAAATAGATGACAAATTAGCGCGGTTGTGGTTATAATCGCGCTAACTTAAAATTTATAACTTGGTTTAACCAAATGTCTAAACTTTCAGAAAACTTTGATTCTAGCGAATTTAAATGCCATTGCTGCGGCAAGTTACCAGAACATGGCATGAACCCACAGCTAATTGAATTACTTCAATCAATACGCGATAAAATAGGAAAATCAATAACAATCATGTCTGGTTATCGCTGTGAATCACACAATCAAGTTTGTGGTGGTGCAAAACATAGTCAACACGTTTTAGGTAATGCTGCTGATATTCGCATTCATGGCGTGGATGCAGATGATGTTCAACATTGGTTAGTTTTAAATTTCAACAAAGAATGTAAAGGCATTGGTTGCTATAATACATTCACTCACGTTGATGTTAGAGAAGGCGCAAACGCACGATGGAGCGGCAAATAATGGAAGTTACAAAAGATACCGTAATTGAAAGACGCGCTAAAGACCAATGTCTTAAAATAGATACGTTTGCAAATATCGCATCAACGCTTGATAGAATCGAATCAAAAGTTGATGATTTGAGTGAAGAAATGCGGGTGATGATTAAGATGGAGCAGCAGCTTTTGACGCAATCAAAGGATATTGAGCGTTTAAATACAATGATTGAGGATTTACGCAAACAAAACCAAGAGCTTTCAAATAGATTGCTAGAACTACGGTCAAATTTTGAAAATCAAAAACAAAGCATTAGCATGATTGAGCGTATTGGCTGGGCAGCTGGCACTGTTGTTGCGATTATTATAGGTAAGCAATTGGGGATTAGTTAATGAATTGGTTATTTGCACGATTAAAAGAGCCTAGCACATGGGCGGCTTTATTTACTGTCGGTAGTGCGTTCTTTGGCTTAGATTTAACACCTGACCAGCAAGCCGCTGTAGCGATGCTTGCGGGTGCTATTTTTGTGAGTAAAGGTTAGCCGTAATTTACGGGGTTTTATGGAAAAGAGAGCTGGCAATCGCGGTCAAGGTAGACCAAAAGGCGCGGTCAATAAAGTATCTAAATCAGTAAAAGAAATGATTTTAGGCGCGATTGAAGAATTAAACGGACAGAAGTACTTTGTAACACTTGCAAAGGATAATCCTGCTGCGTTTGCGTCTTTGGTTAAACACATTACACCTCAAGAAACATCAAAACCAATCGAACAATCAAATAACATTGCAAAAGTAGTTAGATTTGAGGTTGTGGAATGAATTTACAACTAACACGACCGCAATGTGATTTTATTCAATCAAAAGATAAACACCCTGCAATTGTTGGTGGTTTAGGTAGTGGAAAATCACGCGCTGGTACATTGCGTTTAATCAAGCTATTACTTGAAAGCCCTGATTCTAACGGTGGCTATTATATGCCCAGTTACGACTTGCTAACATTACGCGCAATGCCAGGAGTTGAAGAAGATTTGCAAGCATTGGGACATGATTACCGCGTTAATAAATCAACTTACACGATTGATATTATCGGATATGGTTCTATTATTTTTCGTAGCTATGATAGACCCGAAAGGATTGTTGCTTACGAAACCGCGCATTCTGTTGTCGATGAGCTTGATACGCTCAAAAAAGAAAAGGCGGCTTTAGTTTGGCGAAAAATAACAGAAAGGAATCGTCAAAAGTGCAACTCGGCTAATTCAATTGCGGTTGTTACAACACCTGACCAAGGCATAAACGGTTTTGTTTATGAGAAGTGGGTAAAAAAACAACAAGACGGATATGTTTTATTCAAAGCATCAACATACTCAAATAAATGGCTGCCACCAGATTACGCCGCGCAAATCTTAGCAAACTACGACCCGATACTTGCTGAATTGTACTTAAACGGTGAATTCGTATCACTCAATCAATCAAAGATTTATCATTTTTTCGATAGACAAAAACACCATTCAAATAGGACATTAAATGAATCCGATACAGTCATTCATATCAGCATTGATTTTAATATCGGTGGATGTTGTGCTGTTGTGTTTGTTATTGATTCAAACAATCCAATTGCTGTTGATGAGTTTGTATCACACGATACACAAGACTTTATCAACAACCTTACGCGCTTTAAATCAAAAAAAGTAATTATCTATCCCGATGCAAGTGGCGCGGCTCAAAAAACAAACGCCTCACTTTCGGATATTGCCTTGATTAGGCAAGCAGGATTTCAAGTTTTGCATAATCCTAGCAATCCAGCCGTAAGAGATAGAATAAATGCGTTTAATGGTTTATTATCACATGACAGGTTTTTGATAAACACTGACAAATGCCCTAATCTAACAAATGCACTTGAAACGCACGGTTATGATGATAAAAACGAACCCGAAAAATTTAACGCGCATCCGTCAATTGATGACTGGACAGATTCAAGCGGCTACTTTATCGCGTACAAGTTCCCAATTATTCGCAACACACCAACATTTGCAACGGTTATAGGTATTTAATATGTCAACATGGATTGCAACAATCGGCGCGTTAGATGGTAGCAATAATGCTGTAACACTTCGATTTAGTGACGGTGCTTATATCGACAACAGCGGCTACTATTACGAAAACAGAATGACGCAACCCGCATTGATTAAGGTTAGCCCTGATGATGGTGGGACTTTTGGTGTATTTAGTTCGCCTAGTATCGGTGAAATTGAGCTAATTAACATTGATGGTGGGCTGAACTATTTAGCTGATTACGCGCTGGATAATGGTGTTATTAACCTTTCTTTAGTTGGTGACGATGGTCAAAAAACCGATTATCTTAGCGGTAAAGTCGAAAACATGGCGTTTCGCGGTGACAAAGTTTATTTAACAGTTCGTTCGATGTCCGAAGTGTTAAGCCGTAACCACGTCAACAACAAATTCTTAGGGAACAACTCACTGCCCGCAGGTGTTGAAGGTGTAGCAGGTGATATTAAAGGCAACGTCAAGCCGCGTGTTTTTGGCAGTGTATTGAACGCCACACCTGTTTTGGTTAATACATCACGTTTGATTTATCAGTTTAGTGACCGTGATACTGCAACCGTTAGTGCAGTTTATGATAAAGGCGCAAGTATTACACTTGGCACAACTTACACATGGGCTAACTTTGCAACTTTTCAAACGGCAGCAGTTACAGCAGGGCAATTCAACCGTTGTGCTGGTTATGTGAAATTAGGTAGCACACCAGTTGGAACTATAACAGGCGATTGCGCCGATAGCACAACCAATGCAGGGGACGTATTTGAAACGATACTTGTTGAAGAATCACTAACACTTAATGCAACAAGTAAAACCACGCTAAACACAATTGGCACGGTGGGATTGTTTGTAACGGGCGAAACCAGCACAACCGCGTTACTTAACCAAATAGCGCAATCATGCGGGGCTTATTGGTATTTTCTCAATAACGTGGTTTACGCTAAAAAGATTGCACTTGCAACAAGCTCAGTATTTGATTTAACAAACAGCGAAAACATTGCTTTTGAGCGTATTGGTACTGGATTAGGTGCTAACGGTTTACCTGTTTCTGCGATTACGTTCAAGTTTGATAAAATAGAAACTGTGCAACAAGAAACTGAATTGGCAGGTAGTGTAACTGCTGCTAGAAAAGCGGTATTGTCGAATCAGTTTAGAAGTGCATTTATTACCGATACTGCTGTAATTACACGACATCCTTTATCTGGTTCGATTAACATTGAAAGCTGTTTGCGCGTTGAATCAAATGCAATAACGGTTGCGACTGCATTACTCGATTTATCAAAAGCTCGTGTTGACGTTGTGAATATCACTGCGGTGGTTAATGAAATTCCATCGATTGATTTGGGCGATGGCGTGCTAGTGACAACCGACAAAATAGGGTATGATGCGGGAAAAATTTTAACAATTATCGGATTTACGATTGATGCTAAGAAAAAGTCGATTATGCTGGAGTGTATCGGATGACAAGTAACGTCAGCTTGTCTTATCCAAATAGAATTGATGAATGCGAAATCAGTGACGATAACCCTGCTGATTGGTCAACAACTCTGCCACTTTCAAACATTCAAAACAAAGTATTGAAACGTGTAGCTCGCACAGTTACAGGCATTCGTGCGACTGTTTTAAAAGTCAATTTACCTTACGAGGCGCGTTCTATCGGCGTTGTATCGGTTATCAATCACAATTTTACAACATCGGCAAAAGTTCGTTTCATTGGTTACAGTGAATTAGATTTTGGCGGTGATGTTCGATTTGATAGCGGTGCAAACTTTAGATCTTGGACTGTTTTACATCCGATTTATGCAAATGGACAAGCAGGTGAAGTGATACCGTGGGAATCACGCAATTGGTGGTCAGGTACAATCGAAGAAGAACAACGCAAAGGCTACACTTCAATGTGTACCTATTATCCAACAGACAACCAAATGATTCGTAGTGTTAAAATTGTTATTGATGACACAACTACTGCTGCAACAACAAGCACAACATCCGTCACGGTCGGTTTAGGTGATAAATCATTTACGGTTGGTACTGGATTAACTTTAATTGCGGGGCAAGAAGTCACGATCTATAAAACTAGTGATATTGGTACGTTTGTTTCTGGTAAAATTAAGTCATACAATAGCACAACAGGCGCATTAGTTTTAAATACTACAATGTATGGAGGTACAGGTTCGCATAATGCGTGGTCACTGATTAACGGCGATAACTACCTCGAAATAGGGCGTATCTTTTTAGGTCGCACAGTTGAGCCACGCATCAATCCTGAATATGGCGATATTTCTCAGGGCTATGTTGATTTGACTGAAATTCAACGCTCGATTGATAACACAAAGTATTTTTACGTTAAGCCTAAAATGCGTACTTTGTCATGTGTGTTTAAGTCATTATCGCAATCTGAAGCATTTAGTGGTTTTTATGATGCACAGCGCGAGGTGGGTTTATCTGGAGAATTGCTTTATACTTATTCAAAGCCTGAGTATATTGGCAACATTAACATGACGGTCGATAAGAATTTTTATGCGCGGACATTCCTGTGCAACTTTTCAGAATTAAGTCCGATTGATAATCCGTTTGTTGGTCGGTTTCAAACAGCATTAAAATTAGAGGAAATTGTTTAATGGCAAGTGTAACATTTAGCGCAACAGTTGGCGGCGATGGTTCAACTGTCACAGACGATGATGACCCAAGTACAGGTTTAGGCAATGGCGGCTCGCTATTGCGACTTGTCCCAGCATTTGCTCAGGTTGTAACCGTTGCAGAAACAGTTGTAACTGCGGCAACATCATCATTAGGTGGTGCAACGACCAATTCAACAAGTACAACATCATTAACCGTTGGCACTGGCAGTAAATCGATTACACTCATTGAAAGCGGTAAGGCTTATACGGTCGGGCAATATGTCATGGTTGCATCAACTGCAAATCCGTCAAATTACATGGTCGGACAAGTAACTGCATTTGGTGGTACGTCATTAACCGTTAATGTTACGTCAACTGGTGGAAGTGGAACCATTGCCGCATGGTCAATTAGTGTTACAGGCGTTATAACGACAGACGCTTCACAAATATCAACTGGAACACTGAATGATGAAAGGCTGCCAACTGCATTAAGCACTAAAACTATCACTGGCTTGAAACTAACCAAAACAGCACCAACCATTTCAACAGGTGTTGTGACGTTAGATTTAAATACCGCTAATGTTTTTGCTGTATCACTGAATGCTAACATTACTTCATTTACTGTAACTAACATTCCTGCCAGTGGTACTTATGCTGAATTTGCTATTGAACTTACGGCTGATGGGACGGCTAGAACTGTGACTTGGACATTTCAAGGTGTAGCGGCTAAGTGGGCTAGTGGTACTGCGCCAACGCTAACCAGTACGAATGGAAAAAAAGACACGTTTGTTTTTTATACGCATGATGGCGGCACGTCTTGGATGGCATTCAAAGCAGGGCAGAATTTATGAGTATGTTAAAGGCTTGCGGTAGCGAGGAGAAGTTATACTCGGATTCGGTTTTCGCCTCATATACCTACACAGGTAACGGTTCTACACAGACTATCACTAATGGGATTGACTTAGCTGGTAAGGGTGGCTTGGTTTGGACAAAACGCAGGGATAACGCAGGGAATAATCGTCTATATGATACTGAACGCGGAGCAACAAGTAATTTAATTTCTGACTCAACAAACGCTAATAGCGTTATAGCCGACAGTCTTACAGCATTTACCTCATCTGGATTTTCACTAGGAGCAAGTAGTGCAAGTAACTTTAGTGCAGGAACCTACGTCTCTTGGACATTCAGACGCGCCCCAAAATTCTTCGATGTTGTGACTTATACGGGGAATGGCGTGGATAATAGAGAAATCCCACATAGCCTCGGTGGAACGTGCGGGATGGCGATTGTTAAGAAAACAAGCGCATCGGGAACAAGCTGGAAGGTTGGAACGCGCACAGGTGCGTGGCTTAGGTTAAATGAAACAACGGCTGATGACGCATCTGCGTGGGCTGGCGGTAATGTATCGGTCAACGCATCGAGTTTTATATTATCTGCGTATAGTGGTGATATTTCTCATGTAAATGCCAACGGCGCAACATACGTTGCTTATCTTTTCGCCCATGATACAAGTACGGATGGGATTATTCAGTGTGGGAGTTTTACAACTGATGGTAGCTATACTGCGACTGTTAGTTTAGGATGGGAACCGCAGTATGTGATGGTGAAGCAGGTTAATGCTACAAGTAACTGGAGGTCAGTTGATATTATGAGAGGGATGCCTGTAGACGTATCAACTCCAGGTAATTCCCCAGGAAGGCAGTGCTTATCGCCAAACCTAGCAAATGCAGAATACGAAAACATTGGCGCACAGCCAACATCAACTGGGTTTATAGCAAGAGAAAATACAGGTACATACATCTATCTAGCAATCAGACGTTCAAACAAACCACCCACAACGGGTACACAGGTTTATAATGCTATTGCTAGAACTGGTACAGGTGCAGCAGCTACGGTTACTGGGGTTGGGTTTGATCCTGATTTGTTAATCGCTGCGAATAGGTTAGGTATTAAATACGCGCTAGACAGATTACGCGGAAGGTCACAGTCAATAGTAACATCGTCTACCGCTGCTGAGGTAACATCAGTTAATGCAACTAACGATTTAGTTTCTTTTGATATGAACGGAGTTACTTATGGAGCAAACTGGAATATATCCATCAATAGCTCTGGTGCTTCATATATAGACTGGAATTTCAAAAGAGCAGTGGGCGTTTTTGACGTGGTTTGTTATACAGGTACAGGTTCAAATAGAACGGAATCCCATAATCTAGGCGCAGTTCCAGAACTGTGGTTGGTTAAATCGCGCAGTGGCACAACAGGTTGGGTTTTTGGTTCATCATTATTAGCCAATACCGAATATATAGCTTGCCCATCACCTAATGGTAGAGTAACTGACGCAACAATGTGGAACTCGACATACCCAACATCGACAACACTATCTTTAGGTACATCATCAACAACTAATGCCAGTGCAGCTACATTTGTCGCGTACTTATGGTCATCACTCGCTGGAATATCCAAGGTGTTCACTTACACAGGTAATGGTTCATCACAAAACGTAGACTGCGGATTTACCACTGGAGCGAGATTTGTTATGGTTATTAGGTGTACCGCATCAACGGCACAAGACGTATTTATATGGGATTCAACACGCGGTATAGTTTCTGGCAATGACCCGCATCTGAGTCTAAACACAACAGCAGCCGAAGTAACAACGGACGATAGCATCGACCCACTTAACGCAGGATTTACAATTAACCAAGTGGCAGCAACCAACGTAAATGTCAGTGGCGCGGTATATATCTACTTGGCGTTTGCATAAGGAACAATCATGACACAATATTTAAATTTAGAAACTCTAACCTTAACTACCGAAAGTCAGATTAAAGCTGATAATCCTAACACTAGCTATCCGCATCCATTCCCTGTGCCTGATGGCTATGCACTGGTGTTTGATGCGCCACAACCTACTTATGACCAGTACAGCGAAACGGTTACACAAACTACGCCTGTACTCACAGATAAAGGTCATTATGAACAACAGTGGACTGTCACGCCATTAACAGGTGAATCACTAACAGACGCACAAGATCGTAAAATAGTTGATGAACAACAATCGGTTATTAACGAGCGCAATGCTCAAATAGCTAAAATAGAGTCCGATTTTAATTTATTTTTAAAAGAAAAAGATATTGATTCAATTGGTGAGGCAAGCGCGTTGTTAAATTCAACAAATGTAACTTGGCAAAATGAAGCAGTACACGCAATTGAATTGTGGGATTTAACATGGAAAGCATTTTATAATAACGAGCCATTGCCTGTTTTGAGTTGGGAGTAATAAATGCCAGTCAATACAAAACACCCCGAATACACAGAATCATATCAATCATGGGAAGATTGTGAACACGCTGTCGAAGGGCAGCGTGAAGTCCATGAATATGGTGTTAAATATCTGCCGCGCCTTAGTGGTCAAAGCGATGACGAGTACAAGGCTTACGTTAAACGCGCATTATATTACAACGCCACTGCTCGCACAGTTGATGGCTTAACAGGAATGTTATTTTTAAAGCCGCCTAAAGTTGAATATCCAACGTCAATGCAAAGTATTATTGATGATGTGACGATGACAGGTTTATCACTGCACCAATTATCTGAAATGGTAGCCGATGACATTGTTGTTTTTGGTCGTTGTGGTGTTTTGGTTGATTATCCGCCTATCACAAACGCTTCGACTATGGCAGAAATGGCACAGTTAGGCGCACGACCTTATGCGACAAAGTACGATGCTGAAAGCATTATCAATTGGAAAACTAAGTGCGTAAATAACGTGCAAATGTTATCAATGGTTGTTTTAAAAGAATCGGCTGAAGTTGCCAAAGATGAATTTGAATCAGAAACGGTGACACGTTATCGCGTATTGGATTTGGTTGAAGTCTATCGTCAAAGAGTTTTTGAAGAAGATAAATTAGGTAAGATTACGCAAATTGGTGAGGATATTTACCCGCTTCAAAATGGCAATACGATGTCATTTATTCCGTTTGAATTTATCGGTGTGCGTGATAATTCGCCATGTGTAGATAAGCCACCATTGCTTGATTTAGTCGATGTTAATTTATCGCATTATCGCACCAGTGCTGATTTAGAACATGGTAGACACTTTACTGGATTGCCTACACCTGTTGTTTGTGGTGTGCAATTAGAATCTGGTCAATCGTTAAGCATTGGCAGTGCTAGAGCGTGGGTATTTCCTGACCCGCAAGCAAGCGCAACATTCCTTGAATTTACTGGTCAGGGTTTAGGCGAATTGCGCGAAGCAATGCGCGAAAAAGAAAGCATGATGGCAACATTAGGCGCTAGAATGCTTGCACCTGAAAGCAAGGGCATTGAATCAGCTCAAACCGCGTCAATCCATCGTGCTGGTGAAAATAGTGTTTTAGCTTCAATTAGCCAGTCAATTAGCATTAGTCTTACTCACATTCTTGAGTGGTTGCGTGACTGGTCAAATATTGCAGGTGATGTTAGCGTTGAATTGAATCGTGATTTTGTACCGCCTACCATGACCGCGCAAGATTTAACGGCATTGGTGACGGCGTGGCAAAGTGGGGCAATATCGCACAACGCCCTTTTTGAACAACTGAAACAGAATGACATTATTGCGGCTGATAAGACGTTTGAAGATGAACAAGAGTTGATTGCAATGAATCCAGTAGGAATGCCGACAGTGTAAAAAAAGCCCGTTGTTTAGACGGGCTTAGGTTTTAAATGTGCGGATTCCGCAGTCTCCTCTCTT